GGTGTTATTAATACATATCCTACAGCGTCATTATTTGCTTCACATATGAAAACCACAAAGTTTCTTTCGCCTCCAAAAACATATTTTTCCCAAATAGTTTTTTGAATAAAACCAACAGCATAAGAATTCTCCTTCTGCAATTTATCAATCAATAGAATATCTTTTATTGTAGATGTTCTTACAGAAATGTTTTTTATTGGGTCATTATAAAGAATATTAATTAACCCAGTACTGCAATCAAATTTTCCTAATCTCATAATAAAAAAGAGGGGGGGGGGGTAGGGTATTTAAAATGGTAAATCAAAAGCATCTAAATGATGATGCGGCCAATAATAATCTGTTCCAAACCTGCATAGGTATTCAAATGCAAGAACTCTATTTGCTTCTCTCATTTTTAGCCAAATCCCTTGAGTGTAGGTCTTATCATAATCCCCAGGTCTTGCTTCATTAAACTTATCCCAGAATACATCAAATGGGATTTCTGATATTTCGTCTAGTGCTTCAATCATTTTTTTAGGTGTTTATAAATCGTTGTTCTACTTACATTTAGTAACTCTGCTAACTCAGAGCGGTTAAAATCTGGGATGGTCTTATTAATCATCTCGATTTTCTTTTCTATTGACTCGTTTTTCATAGACCTGATAATCTCACTAAGCTCATTTGATTCCAAGCTGCTAATCTTAATTTTCTTTGACATTGCAATGAAGTAGTTGCTCAATTTTTCTGCCTTGAGTAAGGATTCCTTTGTTACAAAGTCAAAATCCTTTCCAGTCTCAAATGACCACAACGTGTTAATCAACAGAGCAAATCTAGGCACATAAGCTTTTTGCTTACTCAACATTGATTTCACATATTCCGAGATGTCATCGGAGTTCTGCAAATCCGTAATATTGTTAAATATTCGCTCCCACTCAATATCTGCTTTGCTATCAAATTTAATTATTCGACTTTCTATTTCGCCAAACTTATTGTACTGCAAAACTTGGTTTCTTACAAGGTTATAAAACTGACTAATGTAAGCTTCGTACCAATCCAATATTTCTTGGTCAATTGAGTTCTTGTTGTAGTGTTCAATCTCTTTGTCGGGATAACTTACTAGCAATCTGTCTAAGAATCCATTGTCTTTGTTTTCCATTGTGGAAATTTGAGAAAATATCCCAGGTTGTATACCACCCAGCACCGGAATCAATGGACTCGCAACAAAGCTACTTTTTGCAGACTTTCTAGTTAGAATCGCTGCTTGATTAGACCAGCATGAGAGCCAAAACTCGAGATCAGAGCCAGGCTTGTATTTATTCATGTCCTTGATCCACCCATTCAACTCATCCTTAAATACCGCAATACCTACTTGATTTTCCTCGTGCAAATCCGCCAAGGCTTCTACGGTGATGTCATTTACAATTAGTTGCTTCCTTACAGGCTCCTTAATTTCCTCTACATCCTTTTTTTCCTTTGCAGTTAATCGCTCAAATTCCTTGTACTTTTTATACTCGTTCTGGTAATGCTTAATCTCAAAGCTATTTTTCTTAGCAATCGGGAAGATAATGGCATTTATACTTGGTGTTTTTCCTAGTCCAGCCTTGCCTATTAATCCAATCCAAATGTTGCAAGATTCCCTCCATCCTGTTTTTACTTCTACCTTGCAAGCGTTACCAATGCACAAAGACAAAAGCCAAAGTAAGGAACTACCCATGTAGTCAATAGAATGATTAAGTGTTTTCTGATTTAACAAAATATAACTCTGCAATGATTCTGGGAACACATCAATGGGAAATATTAAATCCTCTTGCGGAATCTCAATTTTCTCTATTTCTACTTTGCGAATCTTTCGCTCTCCGTAGCCTTCTTTGTAAAGCTCTTTTGCAGCCATTGAGAAGTCTCCATTGAAGTATTTGTAAGCATAGATACTAAACGGAGTTAAAGGTGTCTCATGAGGGTAAATTGTGGCCGTAGTAAAGAGATAACACAATCCGCTGTCCTTGTATATAAATCCATGCAAGGCATCCTTAGAATTCGTTTTTCTTATCACTATCCTATCCGTTAGGTGCTTAACTGCGGTAAACTCATTTGCAATTAAATCTAGAACCTTGTTTCTCTGATTGTAATCCTGCCACGGAGTAAGTCCACTATATTCTGTGATCTCAATCTTAGTTTCCTCCTTGGCTTCATCGTAATGGAAGTACCGGCACAATCCAAACAGAATCTCTCTTTCTTCTTCGGTAATCTCCTGCACTTGCTCATAAGACAAATCAGATACTTGGTTATCGTAGATGTAGATGTAACCACCAGTGCCTCTAGTTTCGATTAAGGCTTGAGAATGTCCCTTAAGTGTTGCAAGCTTTCTGTTTCCCTCTACCTTCGAGCATCGGTAAATAATATGGTATCCCGAATTTATAGTCTTATATATTACAAACTTTCTATTAAAGTCATCAATATAATCTGATATAAAAGAAATAAAGTCACTCCAGAACTTCTTTCCGTCTTGGATAGTTGGAAATACCTTTAAGTCTACATCTATACATTCAACATCGTAAAAACCAGTTATAATACCGTATCCTTTGGTCTTGTATTCGAGCTTTTCTAATTCTGACTTTTCTATCTTTTTTGTCTGGTATTCCTTCCATAAAATCAGAGGTTTTTTACCCTCCGATATGGGCATTATACTGAACCCTGAGTTCAGTAAGTTAATTGCTCTTCCTAGTGTTACGTTCATTTTTGTGTTTTACAAAGGTTTGAAAAAAAGAGGGGGGGTAGGGTCATTTTTAGCAAAAAAGTGTACACAAGTTTACACTTAGTTTACACCTAGTGTAAACCCCCCTAAAGTGCCAATACGCTTAAATTAGCGTGATTTTAGGCGGTTTTTTGCTCTAGGTTTACAGGTTTACACTTTTTTTTATTATGTATTTTTTTTGACTAGGTAAAAATTTATTTTTTTTCATTTTTGTCAAAAAGTGTTCAAAGTGTTCACTTATTGCGATTGGAGTCAATGGAGGCCGATTTTGGTTTACACTTAGGTGTACACTTAGTGTACACTAGTGTACACCCTCCTTCCGTGCTTTTCTCACCCAATGTGAGACTTTATTGTACTCTAAATCCAGCTCTTTTGCTATGTCGCAAGTTCTCCAATTTTCCTCTACCATTCTCTCTATTTTTCGTACTAATTTTATAGATAACGGCTCTATTCTTCTACTAGGCGTTAGCTTTATGATTTCGCACAAATGATGGTATTTTACACCAGCTATATACATAATTTGTTTATATGGAAGACCTTTAACATATAATTCAATTACCTTATCTGCATCTTTCATGTAAGCGCAGGTATTTTTTTCTCTCTCATTGGTAAGCAAGTAGTCTTTGTAAATGTAATTGTTTACTACGTGCCTACTAATATTTAAAATAGTCGCTATATTTTTATTCATTACTTTAAGTTTATATAGCCTGACTATCTCGTCTTTTTGTATCTGGTTTAGTGATGTCATGATTTAATGGGGGGGGGGTAGGGTGTCATTTCTTTCCGTAGGTTTCTTCGTAGTAATTATGACCACTTTCGTAGGTTTTTACTGCATAGAACCAAGCACCTTCTCTATGAGCGTCTGCAATCTGTTCTCTCTCCTTATACTTAGCTATTTCTAGTATTTCCTTGGAAGACTTACCGTCAAACCAAGTGGAAGTTAATTGCTCATGAATCCATTCTACTGCCGTCTGCTTTTTCATATTCCAATACCGTTTAAATATTCTCTACATTCCAAAACTTTTGCTTTCGCAGTTTCAATCACTTCTGAATCGTAATCTATATTGAATTCCTTTATTCTGAACTTGTTTTCCACGTGCGCGTAACTTACCGGTTCTTCGTAAGTCAAAAATTCTGGAGTGTCCTGAAGCGTGTAAACCAACTTGGCCTTTTTTAAGCCCGTTAGATGCATATAAACTTGAAGTTGGTAGAAGTATCCATTATCAGGCTGATCCTCGAACAGAGGGAAAGTAAAGCAGTCCCACGAGGTTTTAAAGTCGTAAACTATTCCGTCGTGGAAACAATCTGGAGTTCCTGTAAAGAAATCGTCTTCGAATTTGTCCAGATTTTTAATCATAAAACTTTTATCCTTGACAATAGAGTAAAACTCAATAGCCTGATCTTCCAAAGCCAATCCTTTTTCGATGTACTTGGATTTGATTTGCTTTTTTACTCCGTAAATCTGCTCTTTGTACCATTCCTGTAAATAACTTTTTGTGGTCTGTGACAAAGTTTCTGTTTTACTTCTAGCGTTGGTCATCAAATGACCAAGTGCGCTTGCTCTACATTTAAAGTTCATGATAATAATAGTTTTTCGTTTTGTGATGTTAAAATATAAACCGACTTAATTTGGTCTAGCGTTACTTTTCCACTAGCTAGAGAATCTTTTGCGCCATTCCACTTTACGTGCGAAGGATTTAATTCCTCTTTTTTACCGCCATGATCATTTGTTGAATCTGGATCTTTTGTATCATCGATGAGAAAAAGACCGTTAAGCGCGTACTTTCGAGCATATGAGCTGCTACTTCCGAAACTTTGCGCCACATCCATACCTTTTCGGTTAATGTCGATACCGGCTTGCGCCGTTACCGCTCGGCCTTCCATGTCTTTTTGAATCGATGCGGTTGCCTCAATGAAGACAATTCCGCCTACCTCTTTTACTTCGTCCTCGATAATCAAGGTGCATTCATATTTTAGAAGCAAAGGTTTAACCGCTTCGAGAATATCCTCTACAGAACGGTATTTGTATTTACCGAACGCGTTAAACTGGTTCTTTGGAGCTTTAAGCTCGGATTGAATTGCAATTAGTTCTTTCATTTTGTGTTTGTGTTTTTTTTTTGTGTTTTAGTTAGGAAAAAAAGGGGGGGGGTGGGTATTTTTTTAGCGTTTTGATCTCAGCGTACGGGAAATTAAATTGATCCCAGTACAATTCGAATGTTTTCATTATCTCGAATTTTTCACTATCGGCTAGTTTTCCGTAGTTCTCGAGAATCCATTGGTCAATTATTTCCTCTACCATTTTCTATCCATTCAGTTGAAACAAAAACTACCCATTGATTTCCTAGCTTTCTAGGCGGATGCACCCATTCGGGCGGATTAACTCCAGACCGGATGATCTGGTGAACTCTTGTTGATTTTTCGCTAAAGCCACGCAATACTCCGTATTCTGTGGCGGTCATCATTTCGTAAAGCATTTTTTAATTTCGTTTTCTAATTGTTCAATAATAAATGGATCTAAAATTTGGCAAACAATTTTGTAATGTTCTGTAAATCGTTCGTTTAATTCGTCGTAAAGTTCTAGCGTGAGAGATTTTCCACTACCGAAATAAATGTCAAGAACAATTCCTTCGTTCTCAAAAGATTCCAGTTCCAAAGTGAAACCAGATTTCTCATAAATAAATTGGTGATCTTTTAGCATTTTGTGTGTGTGTTTTAGTGTGATGTAAATGTACAAACTTCTGTATATTAATTGCAAGCGAATTGTAAAATTTAATTTTCTGTTTTCCACTAGCGGTAATTTTTTTGTTTGAGTGGTTTTAATTTCCACTAGCGGTTTTATTTTCCACTAGCGCGCTGGAAATTTTGTTTTTCACTACGGATTTTGTTTTCCACTATGGATTTTGTTTTCCACTAGATAGCGGCGCTGTTTATGTTTTCGTCTACTTATTTTGTTTTCGTCTAATCATTTTGTTTTCGTCTACTTGGTTTGGGCTTTCAATTTTGGAACCAGTTCTAACCGGTTATTTTTTCCACATTTGTAGTAGGTTTCCTTCTACTTATTAAATTTTATTAAACTTCTTTGCCTTTTCCACTACTTATTTTGTTTTCGTCTACGGATCGGCGCTCTAATTTTTCCAGCGCGTTTCCACTACTTATTTTGTTTTATACTACTGCTTTGGGTTTCGTCCACTCGTTTAGGTTTCGTCTACTTGTTTTGTTTTATACTACGGTTTCGCGCTTGTTTAATTAGGCTATTTTTAAGCCCGTAGCAAAGCGATCTTTTTTTACTATAGGTAATATATACGGTAAAATTTAAACGCGTTAAACGGGCTAAAATAGGCTAAAAAAAAGGGAGTGATTAACTCCCATAAACTACCTTTAAAGAAATACGATCATAATGAAATTCAAAGTACCAATTTTCAAGGGAAAACAGCTCGTTAAAATAATCTAGGTTTTCGTTTGTGTTCTCAATATTTGCATGAAATACGGAAAAACTACGGTTTTCTAGTTGAGATATTGAATGAATAGAAAAGAAAGGTTTTTGAATTTTTTCTAGGTTATAAGGAACACAATCAAGGCCAAAATCAAAAGTAAATCCAATCCGCCGGCATAAATCCAAAAGCTTTCTTAAATCTTCGTAATGCTGGTTTGATTCATTAAAATCATTAATTAAAGCCTTTAAATTATCAGGCCATATTTCAGGAGTATTAAATAAGTCTTTCATTGTCTTTGTGTTTATGAGTGAAAAAAAGGGGATTTAAATCCCCATTAAATAAATACTGTTTTCCCTTTTGTTTCGGATAATGTTTCGCCCAATGGGGAATAAACTATTTCATAGGTGTAACTAGCTACCTTTCTTAATTTATTGTTTTTTGTTGTCCCTTTTGCATAGCAAAACTCCATGCCAGCTAAAACGAAATGCCGATAAATTAAAATTTCGTTTCCGTTTAAATCAGTTTTTTTGCTTATTAATTTACTGTTCATTTCTTTATGAATTTAAGTTCTAAATGTCTAGAAAAGGCTTTCCCATAATCTTTAAAATGCTCGCATTTTATTTCTGATAAGTTGAAAAGCTTTGAAACGTCTTGAATTTTCCACAAAATTAATTCAGCTTGTAAAAAATAATGCCAATTATTTCGCGCGCTTAATTGATTACCCAAAAGCATTTCAATTTCTTTCTTTTCTTTTTCAATTAGTTCAGGCAATATTTCGCGATCTAATCGTGATCCAAATGAAAAACGAAAAGTTTTAATTCCGCTAGGTATTGCGTTCCATAACTTTTGACAATGTCTCGATGTCGTGTTTGAATATTGTTTTTTATTAATGAAACATACCTTTTCGCCATTATCGGCATTCATAAACTTTGCCGCAATGTAGTGCCTACCATAACTAAACGCTGTTTCACGTTCGAAAAACATTGAATTTGTGCGTCCGGTGTATTGTGTTTGTGTTGCAAATACGTTTGCTAATTGTTCGTTTGATTGAAATACAGTTCTCATTTTGTTTAGTGTTTAGTGTTTAGTGTTTATTAATTATTTATTTTGCAAATACTCGTTTAGTTCGTCGATTGAATCGAATCCTAATTCGTCGTCATTGTCGAAATCATAGACATAAAAATCAACTGATTGACCAAATGAACTTGCGATTGTAACGCCATTTTCCAAAGCGATATAAATATATCCGCTGTTCATGTTAAATCCTTCTTCTTGGATTTCTTCGCCGGCGAAGTATTCCGCATAGGCGTTCCATACTATGGATTTTGATTTTGCGTCCGAGTAACCAAATGATAAATTTTCCATGGTGTGTGTTTGTGTTTTAGTGTTGTTTGTGTTTATTTAAGTAGTGTTAATCCTAGCAAATAACCCAAAAATAAGATTGGACTAAATGCGATAATAGTATAAATGATTTGTGCGAGTACTTTGGTAGCTTTCTTCATGATTAGTAACCGATTGCCTCTAACTGCATACCATAAATTAGGCCTATGATTAGTACTACTGCCATGATGCCGAAAGCGATAATATTGGCTTTTGCATTTTCGTTGATCTTGTTTGCGGTGTTGTTGTTTGAAGTTGTCATTGTGTTTGTGTTTTAGTGTTTGTTTGTTTAGTAAATTTACAAAGGTTTGTAGTTAAAAGCAAGAGTTTGTATTTATTTTTTTACTTTTTTTTGCAGTTAATACCAAATAAACCGTAGTTGATGCGAAGTAGAAAATTGTTGCGATTTCGATTAATAGTGTTTCCATTTTGTTGTTTGTTTTAGTGTTATTGTTTATCAAATATACAAAGGTTTGTAAGATATACAATACTTTGTACTAATTATTTTTAGTTTTTTTTTATTTATTTTCAATTACCTTTGAACTGAATAATCACTTTATTTCAGTTTTACAATACTTTGTATTAACATGGGGAAAAATGGAGGCGCAAGGTTAGGCGCTGGTAGAAAGCCAAAAATTGAAGAAATAAAGATAATTGAACAAATGGA